CCTTTTGTTAATTTTATTCTAAATACTCTTGTCTCAGGTGCTTCAAATACTTCTTTTAGTAATACATAGTCATCAGTGGGTTCTTTTATTGGAGGTATTACTATAGGTGGTTCTTCAACAGGTTTATTTAAAGTAAACTTATCAAACTCTTTTGTCCACGCTCCCGGATATAACTCATCACTCATATCTTTAAGTGCCATATATAACCCGTTAACACTATGATATTTAAATACTTTACTTTCACTATTTTTAGGAAGTACAAATTGAGTTTTTGTGTCATAACCTGCTGTTCCATATAGTATTACATCTTCTTTATTATAAACTGTTGTTCCCACTTTAAACGGTTCGTTCATACTATTCACTCTTTCTATAATATAATCAATTTTACTTGTAAGATATGGTCCAGGACATTCGGTAAATACATCACTGACCATACTATGCCAAGTAAGTGATTTACCTTTTATAAGTGGTAGTAAATTATTTCTTACTGCTACATCGTGTATTAGTGTTATTAAACTTTCTAATACTTTATCAGATACTTTCCAATCGGGTGCCATTGTTGAGTTTGATGTTTCAATAGTAATTGATGTTCTATTGCTCGTTCTATTTCCATTAGTCCAAGCAGTATGATTTTCGCTTACATATTGACCTATTTTTCCATCTTTCCCAATTCCATAATGTGAACTTGTTTCTCTATTATTGTTATTCCAATAATCTACACATTGTTTAGCAGTTAATATTCCTGCCATGTGATGTATCGTAATTGACTTTATTGTGTTTCCAAATCTTGAATTATTATAACTATTCGCTGGGTATATGTAATCCACTAAATTGCTACCTATCATATTATTCCTCGGTTAAGTCAACATCAATTGGTTCTTCCTTAACTAATTCTGCTACAACATCTTTAACATCATCTGTAGTTCTTCTTGAAAAATAATATGTGAATACCATTACTGTTATTGTCATAAACTCTTTAGCTTCAATCTTATCCATAAAGAAGCCTACTAAAAGCCCAATTGTCATTCCTAATGTAACAAGTGTTTTTAAATCAATTAATTTAGCTATCTTTTCTTTCATATTTACCTCCTTTACTCACTCATTTGAGTGTTTTTAGCGGCTAATTGAGATTGTAATTGCTGTATTTGATTTCCAGCATCTAGCTCACTCAATTTATTTTTTAACATTATGTCTTCCATATTACGTGCTTCAATTTCTTTAGTTATCATTTCTTGTTGCCTTATCATTTCTTGTTCTGTTTTACGTTGTTCTAAGTAATTTAATGCTTGTTTTGCTCCCGGATAATGTAATATATTCATCATATTCCAGAACATAACTAATGTTCCTATATCATTTGGTACTCCGTATGCTCCAGATGTAAAATTCATTCTTGTCTCTTGCCACATAGATTCTCTATTATTACTTAATGTTGAACTTACATCTGTTGTAAATACAAAATCATCATTATAATAGTTTTTACCTGCTCTATCTTGAAGTATGAAATCCTTTTTATCAAATATCTTGTACAACATTTGACCTTTATTATCCATTTCTGAATAACTTCTAGGTTCATCTGCGTATGCTAACATAAATTTGAACATATACTCATAAACTTTTGCAAATGCAGTATCTTTCATTTTTCTTTTAGATACTAATCTTCCCGCCGCTTGAGCAGCTGCTATTTCCTTAGCTCTACCTGATGTTGCGGTAGGGTCTTGTCTACCTTGATAACTATCAGTTATTCCTATTGTTTGTCTAGCTATTGTATAATTACTTTCAAGCATGTTCAAGTCTTTAGATATATCTGCTTGTAGTGACCTAACATCAATCATAGCCATTTGTTGTGGATTTTCAACTTCTAATATTTTTAACTCTTCATCTGTTGCTTCAAAGTTTAATCCTGCAGGCTTAATCAATATAGACCCGCCTTTTAATAACTTTTCTTTTATTTTAGCACTATATATACTCAAATCGTTTTGTTGGTCTTTAATATATGTAATATCGCTTGCACCTAAAAATTTATTCAATTTCGATACGTTCTTTCGTATCACTATTGGTATAAAATTTGGTACATAGTAAGGTACTTCAACGTCCATATTTTGTAGTGTAGGTTGACCTGTCATTGGGTCAATATCAGGTAATTGTATACGAATTTTTTCATTTTCTAATGTCTCATGTTTAACTTTTTTGCTTCCACACACGTTACACTCTTCTGCTCCAAATGAGACAGTCTTGTTACACTCTTCACATACATAACGTTGTCTTGCAAAGTAATTCTTGAAGTCTTGTACTATAGTATCTCCTACCCAACTGAATAATCCAATAGTACCATCATCATTACGATAATATACTATAATATGCTTAAGTAAATCTTCATTTATCGAATTATCCCCTTGCTCTTGTTCAGATGAAATCACTTTATTATATTTATCTTTGATGGTCATTCTTGTTTGTTCAAACTCTAAGAAAATATAATCCATCTGTTCTATATTATAAACTCCGGGTTGTGGAATTACTTGTGTACTATCTAGATTGCTTACCGATACCTCTCCACTAGTTTTCCTTGTTCCTTTAGAGTTATCCCATTCTATATGGAAAACGGCTCCTCCATCAACAGGAGTGTTACGTCCTTGTTGGTCATTTATCTCATTTATTGGTAGACGTTCTATCTCATTCTTCAAGAACATCTCGATAGTAGTGGCTTGTTCTTCATATCCATCTTTAGATACTACTTTTGGATATGGAATGTTGCTATCTACTTGTGTTTCGACTAATTCAAAACAAACTTTTCTTGTATTTGTTGTTTGCTTTTTAGCATCATTACCAGATGGTCCTTTAATCTTCCTAGTACCCTCGTATGCTTCTCTATTATCAAATATCTCGCGTAATTCTTCATCATATTTCGTTAACGCATCTGCATATTTGTCTTGCCAATATTTCAATTTATCTTGCGAAGTTTTTAGGTTTTCCATATTTCTCTATCATCCTTTCTTTACCATACGCACTTGCGTTGTAGTAATCTTCTAGCATGTCTTCTGTCCATTTAATCGTAAGTTCGGCTGCCGGTTTATTCGTATAAGTAAAGTCTCCTCCACTTATCCAATACATTGCAAATATCCTTATCGCATCTCCTGCATGGGTTATCTCATGTGGCTGTTTCGCTACATCGTTCTTCTTTAGTGGGTCCCTTTGTAGTTGTGGTAGTGTCCTTATCAAGTTAGTGCATGTGTTGAATATCTGTAGTTGTGGCTTCAGTATCTTCTCTCCTGTCAAAGTATCGGTTACCTCGACAATCTTCATCATCTCTTTTAGTGATAACCAACCGTTGACTCTATCTCTGTTACCTTCTACCCATTCGACTCCATTTTCGTGGAAGATGTCGGCTGCACTCTTACCTGTGACTCCATCCCTATTCCATATATCCCCCGGTGCTATTCCCATGCGCAGTGTTCTTCCTGGATTTAGGTCTGGTCTGATGCAGTGCGCTTCCATTGCCTTTATCTTCTCTGCTGCTTGTGACACTATCAGTTCGCTCTCATATAGTTCGTCGATGACATAGAAGTTGTTGTCTGGACTCTGCGCTATGAAGTAGCATGCACACATGTCTAACCCATAGTCTAGTGTCCTATATATTTCCCAGTTATTCGGTATCTCGAACGGCTCTACAACGTGGTATACGCTATTGAACTCTTGAAAGAATTGCCCCTCGAAGACATTCCAGTCACCATATAGCATGGCCTTCTTCATATCCTCTGGGAGATTCTCTAAGCTCGTCACGTATTCTGGGTTGTTCTCCATCAAGACGGTGTTGTCGTAGACCAGTGCTTGTATGAACTCGTAGTCCTCTTCTTTCTCATTGTTCCTATAGTCTCGGTCTATGAACAGTCTCTTGAACCAGTTGTGACCTACGTTTCCAGGGTTGGATGTGTAGTACATTCGTGGTTTGAAGTCTGTTCTGACAGACCTATTACATGTTATAAGGAAGTCTTTTTGTGTTTCTGTGAAGTGAGTCGCCTCTTCTAACCCTATGACGTCGTACTCTTGTCCTTGATATTGGAACACATCCGCTTCCGTGTCACAATATCCTAGCCTGATACGACTTCCGTTTGGAAACGTGAAGCTCTTCTCATCACTGTTATATTTCACAAACCCGTACAGTTCCCTTTGTAGAGGTAGCTGATGGTTCTCCCTTAACTCTGGTAATGTTCTTCTTAGTAGCAGGCATTGTAGTCCTGGGTACTGTAAGCAAAGTAGTATGAACTTCCTTCGCATGGCCCATGACTTACCCCCGCCTCTTGCTCCCCCGCACGATCGTGACTGGGAAAC